GGGGTTCCGCCTTCCTGAACAGCGGCCTGACCATGCTCTCCGGCCTGGAGGGCAACGTCGAAATCCCCAAGAAGCTCAGCTCCAGCCAGTATTACTTCGTCGGCGAGAACGCTGACGTGCCCAACAGTAAGCTGACGTTCGGCTTGGTGAACATGATCCCCCGCACCATCGGGGTGCGCGTGCCCATCAGCCGGCGGATGATGCTCCAAAGCTCTCCCGATATCGACAACTTGGTGCGCCTTGACATGGCCGAGTCCGTTGCCTTGGGCATGGATTCCACCATCGGTTACGGCACTGGGTCCAACGGCCAGCCGCTGGGCATCATCGAAACCACCGGCATCGGCAGCGTGACCTTGGGCGGCGGCACCGCCAAGGCATTCCCTGTGAGCCTCGGCGGCGACGGCTCCACCACCCACAACTGCGGCGACTGGGCCGACTACGTGGACCTGGAGACCGAACTGGCGATCGACAACCTCGACGACGGCTCGATGCGCTACATCATGAATAGCGTGGTGAAGGGCGCTCTCAAGCAGACCCTGCGGGCCTCCGCCGCTGGCTCCGACTACATCATGACCGACGCCGGTCAGGTGAACGGCTACCCGGTAGTGGTAAGCAACCAGATGCGGCTCAACGACGTACTCTTCGGTAATTTTGCCGACTGCGTGGTGGGCATGTGGTCTGGGCTCGATCTAATCGTGGATTCGGTCACCCAGGCGGCATCTGGCCAGACGATCCTGAATGTCCACCAGGACTTCGACGTGGCGGTGCGCCGCCCGCAGTCCTTCGCCCTGGGCACCTGATTATGAGGCTGCAGATTCTCTCGAACTGCAGAGCAGACGGTCGCCACCTCTCCATGGGTGAGGTGGCCGACCTTCCGCAAGGCGTCGCCAACGAGCTGCTGGCGCTGGGCATGGCGTCAATTGCGCCAGAGCCCGAGCCTGAGCTCGCCGCGGCCTGCCCGCCTAAGCCGCGGCGCTCTGCAAAGACTTCCACCCCTGACCCCACCCCGGAGGATTGATCAATGGCCATTGAACTCAGAGCCCTGGAGCAAATCCAGGCATTCACCATCCTGGCTCCTGCCACCCGCGACGCCGCGGGCAACACCACTGCGGTGGACGTGAGCAGCGTTGACGGCGATCTGCTGCTGCTGCTGTATGCCGCCGCCAGCGCCTCCAGCACTGCGATCAAGGTGAAAGTGCAGGCTGGCAACGCTTCCGATGGCAGCGATGCTACGGATGTGCCGGGTGGTGCATTCACCGACCTGGGCAGCACTGCCGCCCTGCAGAAGCTGTCGATCCCCCGCGACCAGGTGGGCAAGTTCGTGCGGCTGGCCTTCACCGATGAAACCGGCAGCTTTTCCGCTACCGTCACCTGCGTGGCAGTCGGCGGCGCCCGTTACGCGGTCTGACCATGATCCAGGAAATCCCCGATGATTTCCTGCTGGCTGACTTCGGCTCCAGCGTCACTGCTGGGGCCGTTGTTGGTTTGGGCTTCAAGGATGAGATCAGTAATTTCGTGCTCGATGATCGGGTGATCTCGATCGACTGCACGCTGACCGTCCGCACTGACCTGTTTGGCGGGCTGCAGTATCGCGACCTAGTGGAGCACGGCGGGCAGTCCTACCGGCTATTGCATGAGCCCCTGCGGCAGGCTGACGGGCGGTTCTGCGTGATGCTGCTGGAGAAGATTGAGGCCGTCTTTACGGTGTACTTGGAAGGCGTTTTTGAGGCCGGGGTGTTCGCATGACGCTGAATCTGACCCGGCGACTGGTCAAGGGCACGCCGCTGACAGCGGCGGAGCATGACGGCAACCTGGACAAGCTGGAAGACGCGATTGAGGATCGCGCAGTCGCTGATGATCTCGGCACCGCCGCCGCGCTGGACGTTGGCACCGGCGCGGGCAACGTGGTGCGGCTTGATAGCAGCGCTCGCCTGCCCGCCATTAACGCCTCGCTGCTGACTAACCTGCCAGCATCGGCCCCCACAGCGCACAAGGCCACCCACGCCACGGGCGGCACTGATGCGCTCACGCCTGGCGACATTGGCGCTGCGACCGCTGCACAGGGCAGCCTGGCGAGCACGGCAGTGCAGAGCGTCACCGGCACAGCCCCGATCGCCAGCAGCGGCGGCACGACCCCGGCGATTTCAATCAGCGCGGCCACCACTGGCGCTGCCGGCTCGATGAGTTCGGCGGACAAGATCAAGCTCGACGGGATTGAGGCTGGCGCCCAGGTAAATGTGGGCACGGATCTGAGCTACACCGCCTCCAGCAGGCTGCTCGCCAGCAGCACAGGGGCGGATGTGACGCTGCCTGAAGCCACTACCACTCTGGCGGGCCTGCAAAGCGCAGCGGATAAGACACGAATCGATCAGCTGGGCGCCGACGATTCCCCCTCCTTCACCGGCCTGACGATCACCGGCACCGCGCCGGTCGTCATCCCCCACATCCACGGCAGCATCGCCGGCAACTTTTACGTTCACGTCAGAAACACCAGCGGCGGCCCCCTAGCGGCGGGCACGGCGGTCTATGCGACTGGCAGCGTGGGCGACACCGATCGGATCACGGTGGCGGCCTGCGACCCGACCGACCCGCTCAAAATGCCGGCGATCGGCGTGCTGGAGACCACCCTTGCCAACAACGGCGATGGCGACGCCGTGGTACTGGGCGAGCTGAGGCCTTTCAATACCAACAGTTATCAGCTGGGCGATCATCTCTATGTCGGCGCTGGCGGCGCCCTGGTGGCGACGATCCCGGCATCTGGCGAGGTGCAACAGGTCGGCAGCGTAGTGAGGGTGAACGTCAACACCGGGACCATCCTGGTGAACACTGGCGCGGCGATGGCCCGGGTGGGATTCACTGGGGCCTATGCGGACCTGAGCGGGTTGCCCACCCTGGGCACGGCAGCAGCAGCAGCCAGCACGGACTTCGCCCCCGCAGCGCAAGGCGTCACGAACGGCAACAGCCACGACCACAACGGCGGCGATGGGGCACAGATCGCTTATGGCAGCCTGTCTGGATTGCCGTCGATTCCTAGCACATACGCCGACCTAGGGCCTCTCGGCGACGGCCTAATACTGGTGCTCAGCAACCGTGGCGAGACCGCAACGGCTGGCACCAACTATGCCGAGGTGCCGGTGCCAGTACCGTCTGGCAACTTCACTCTGACGGCCGTGCGGTTTGGCTCTCACATCGACACCACCGGCAGCAGCAGCACGACGTTCAACGCCTACCGCCGAACGGCGGCGGGCGTGAAGACGAGCGTGCTGACGGGCAACGCCACGCTGGCATCAGGCGCCAGCCTGGTTGACGTGTCGGCCAACATCACCGGCGCAACATTCACCGCTGGTGATCGGATCGGCGTCGATCTGATCGGCGTGGGCACTGGCGCCCAAGGCCTCTTCGCTCAATTTCTGTTTACCCGTTCTGCTGTCTAACCATGACTGACACCATCAAGACCAATCTCGACACCGGCATTCGGTACTACGACGAGCAAGGCCCGCGCGAGGGCCAAAGCGTCGATCTGTTTGTGCCGATGAGGAGCGATGTACCCACCAACCCAGCCGGCGCCAGGTGGCCCAACCTTTTCGGTCTGCCCTACGACGGCACCCAGATCAAGTTCTACCTGAGGCGCGAACCTCAGGTGCGCGAGTACGACTCTCAGATTTTCTACGAGGTGGCCAGCTGGGGTCCTGTGGACTACCCCAACCCGAAGCCCGGCGGCCCTGCTGGGACATGGGAAGAGACGTTGGAGGTACTCCGCCGGCCAGAGGAGGAGCTGCTCAATCAGGTGGAGGCCGCGAGGCTGCAGGCTAACGCCAGGCTGTATCCGAGCAACGAAGATCCAATGCTGGCCGTGCTGCTGGCTGAGGCCATCCGGCGCGATCAGGAGGGCACGGCAACGGCCACCATGATCGACCTGCTGCAGCGGCATCAGGCGCTGGTCGAGGCGGGCTACGGCAACATAGAGCGGGCGAAAGAACTGCGCCAGCAGATCGAGGCAGGCCAGCCGTTTGACCTCTCTGCTGGATGGATCAATGAGCTGCCAGCATGAGTGGCGCAGGGGGCCTTATGCAGGAGGGAATCGGATGCTGATTGTTCAGAGACGGAGGGTGAGTGCCTACGACCCCGACGCACAGGCCTACATCACCGCCGTGGAGACCGCCGATGGCCAGGCACTGGAAACCGCAGTGCGCGATGCAATCAATGCGTTTGTGGTGGGGTGCAAAGCTGATGGGATCTGGAGCGCTATCAAGGCCAGTTGCATCATGGCCGGTGCCCGCACACTGGCCGGTGCGCTGGTGCCGTTGGTGGGGGCGGCGCCGACAAACTTTGGCTTTGTGGCGGGGGATTACAACCGAAAGACAGGACTAATGGGGGATGGAAATACAAAAAATTTAGATAGCAATAGGTTGTGTTCGAGTGATGAACAAAATAACGTTCATGGCGCGGTTTATGTAAGTACTAGAGATACTGCGGCAGGCCGATATTTATCGGGCACGACATTTCCTGCAGTTCCAGCGACAGGCACTTTTGCGATAGTGGGTAACACAACAGGTTTTCGGGCTAGAGTTCAAGCTTCAGTCCTTAATTCGCACTCATCTAATACTGCTGTTCCTGTTCTCTTGGGAGTCTCTAGGGCTTCATCGGCTAGTTACTCATGGCGAGATGGTAGCAATTCGGGCACTCAATCCACTGCTAGTACTGGAGTGTCTACAGGGAATTATTTTATCTTCTCCGATAACACTGGAGGCAATGATTCCAACGCCCGCATCGCCTTCTACAGCATCGGCGGATCCCTCGATCTCGCCCTGCTCGACGCCCGCGTGACCGCTCTGATCAACGCCATCGCGGCGGCGATCCCATGACCACCCCCAGCATCCGCGAACAGATCCTGAACCACATTCACACCGTCACCCTGCCGGGCACGGTGCAGGTCGGCATCAGAATCTACCGCAGCCGGGTGCAGGCGCTCTCTAGATCGGAGGCCCCGGCGCTGATCGTCAGCCCTGGCGAGGACAACCCGGTCAACGCACCACGCACCACGGGCGCCAGCCTGGGCCGGCTCGATCAGGCGCTGCCGGTGCTGGTCGAGATCTACGTCCGCGGCGACGTGCCCGACCAGCTGGCCGACCCTATCGGCGTAGACGTGCACGCCCGCATGATGAGCGATCGCACCCTTGGCGGCCTGGCCCATGACGTGCAGC